GTGATGTTGAATCCGGTGCCTGGCGTGTACAGGTTGGTGGCCACGGTGGGGGCTGCAAAGGTCTGTTGAAAGTATTGCAACAGTTGCGTGATCGATACCTTGCGTGCGTCGCCGTTGTTGGAGACGTAGACCGGGATCAGATCACCGCCAAAAACTTGACTGATGCCCGAGAGCTGGTTGATGGTTGACATGTTGATTCCTTAGTTAAATTCTATGGGGCCATCGCCACCGGCCAAAAGTGGATTGACGTGCGGGCGAATAAAAGGATTGCCATCGATGCGCCATGTCTTATTGCCTGCTCCCGCTGGCATAGTGTTGGGCAGTTGTTGCTGCACTGGCATGGCTGCGCGTGACAGGAGCGTGTTGTACGACTCTTTGGCGGCGGCCTTGGTGTCGGGCATGACCTGCTTGCCGTAGGATGGGGCCAGCTTGATCGCCAGGTTGCTGTAGATGGCCTCATTGGAGCTGTCGGGCACGTTAGTCTGCTCGTCTAGGTCACTGTCCTCTGGGCTAGATGGCAAGGGGTAGCTGAGTCGAATTCCTCTGGCGTTCCATGTGGCCATTTGGGTATCCAAACGCCGAAGCGCAGATTGCATCTGCTCTGGCCCAATGTCAAAGGCGTAGGAGGACATACCTATTTCCTCAAATGCCTGCTCAATAAATTGCCGCTTTGTCCATCCCATGGTGTTCCTTGGTAAATGCTTGGTTAACCGTTATTGAGTGATGTTTGCATTTTTTTTGATTCCGGCTCTTGCCATCATTAATTCAAGCTGAAGTTCAACGCGCTTCATTGTGTCAAGCATTTCCGAACGGGTGACGGAGTTTGCAGAAATAGCTTTAATTTCGGATTTCAAAAGAATAATCTCTTTGTCTGTGTTATCAACTTTTGAAGTCAAAGAATGAACTGCGGTATAGGTTGCAAAACCTGCGGTAATAGATGCTATCGCCAAAAAAGCAAAAACTGGAGGTAAAACTTTGTCGGTAAACCATGACCATGGGTGAAGTTTTGTTGTCATTTTTATTCCTTGATCAACAAAAGCGCGGTGTCCGTGACGTGCCCAAACCGGTCAAACAGCTTACGACCGCAGGCATGAATGAAAGCGGCACAAAGTTCGTGACAAAAGTATTTGTCGTCCTCTTGCCATTGCCGGTCAGGCTTAAGCGATATCCCCAATGCGCCCTTGCTGTCATAGGGGGTGCCGACCTTTGAACGAGCCCAAACCAAGCCTGCATCAAGGTCGGGCACATCGTATTCTCGCCGTGCGACCACTTTTTGAGACCGAAGCACATGGGCCAGCGGCTGGCGCACCACGCCATGAAGCATGGTGGCGTGGATGACGTGGTCACCGTCCAGGATCATGCTGTGACTGGCCCGCGCCCATTTGAAGCGGGAGACGGGAAGCGCCCACCGAATAAGCCAAGAGACTGGATTCCATGGTCGAATGGAAAAAAGAATGGTTGCCTCGTTCATGTTGCTATGCTTTCTGGCTGATGCACATACCCATCGGCCACAATATCGGCTACGTCAACAAGTTCCAATTTTGTCCCCGGTAATGCTTGAACCAATGGGGAATGTCTTAGGATTCCTTGTAATGCACCAGCGCCTAACATCCGGTCTGCAATCTTTCGACCATCATCTCCAATTTGGGCATAAACAGAGTCATAGTCAATCCACCAGAGACCCGGTTTTGTTGTGTGTTCGTGCCACATCGAAGCGTCAAAAGCGGCGGTGGTGTACTCCGGGTCTGTACTCAATCTTTGCAGGCGTGACCAGATGTTTACCTGATCGATCATCAACTGCTTGAGCTGTGTTGCTGGAGGGTCTTGAGGACACAAAAATTGAAGAACTTGCATAGTGATTTTTAAGCGACAGTAATGCCGAACGCCAAGCCTTGACTTTTTTCTAAATCAAAACGAGCCGAGATCGAAAGTTCAGAGCGAAATGCCACAACTTCTTGAACCGCGCCGGTCAAAAACTCCGATCCGGCTTGAGAGCGCCCAATTCTCATTATTCCAAGCGCATTTACACCGGTGTTACCCGATGCAATCTGCGCCCCATTCTTTCTTAAAGTGCTTGACGCTCCGTTAAAAACAGCAGAAATAACTGCACTGTCGTTTGCTACGAAAGAACCGGCTGAGCTACTTATTGGTGATCCTGCAAAAAACCGATAAACGCTACCTGTGAGCGGATTCGCATCTATCATTTGTCGGCTAGCGGTTGCACCGTCAACTAATTTTGCAGCGCCAGCCGAACTAACAACTATGTTGATAGTAGAGGGCTGCGCAATATTTACTGCGGCAGAGCCGTCAAGCGATTGACCTCCCAAAAACTCCATTGCGGGCATCCCGTTTTTGACAGAAATAACCCCCGATGTGGCAATGCGCGGCTGGCTTGCAGCGGTCGCTTGCCTGAGAGAAATTCCGTCACCCGTTTGGTTGTAGACGGTCGTCACGCTTGCACTGCCAGCACCTACCCAAGTTAAAATTGCGGCAGTATCCAGCCAGCGATTTCCGTTTGAGTCTGGAGTAGTAACTGCGCTGAAATCTAGTTCAGCGTTATCACTAAACCTGCGAGCCCTAATCAATGGCCCGGTGTATGTGCTCAGAGCTGGGATGCGCAAAGAATAGGCCGAAGTGGCACCCTCGAACACATTCACAAGCATCATCCTTGATCCTTGTGAAATGGCCCTTAATCGCGTGGCGCGAAGTCTCACAGAGTCAACTCCGAAACCTCAAGCACAGCGTCTGTAGTGCCGGAGCGAATAACGGCAATCTGTGCGCTTGCTGGCACATTAAGATCGAGGCGTTCGCCCATGGCAATGTAGTGCGATGTGGAGCTTGCTGTTTGTGTGCCAGTGCCAATTGCGTACCGAATGTCGGCAATCCGAGCATGAATACTGATTCTTCGGCACGTAGTTGTTAACGCAGTATTAACGCTCGTTGCACCAGAAGCAAGTTGACGCGCCACGCCTACGGCTGCAAGCGTATCAACAGGAAATAAGCTGGGGGTGACTTGTGTGGGTATTCGAGTAAGTAGCGTCGTCCAGTTTTGCAGGCCACGCTTAATGAATGCGATTAAGCTAAATGTACCGGTGTCTGTCGTTGCCGCTGCGTCTGCCTGTGCGCCGAGATCGCTATCAATATTAGACAGGCTGGTGTTGCCTGTGGTTTGGTTTGAAGAGGTAGCTACACCGGTTAAGGATACAGGAACAACAGACGCCCTAAGCTGAGCATCTGTTAAGGGTCCAGTTACAGGGGTGGTGTAAGCCACCAAAGGCAATACTGGCGTATATGCAATTCCTGTATCAAGTCGAAGGTATGTGAGCGTTGCGCCATCGTCTCGAACTAACACAAGAACGCCATTTGTGTCTTGCAATACAACATCAGCAAGCGCAGACCCACCGCCTCCGCCACCACTGGTAGAGAAGATTTCAGCGAACGTGCCATCGCCCATGTCTTTAAATTTAATCGGAAGGTCTTCCCGGCGCTTAATTACATCAGTCATTTGTCGTTCCTGTTTCTTTCGCTTTTGTTGCTTTTGGCTCTTTTACTTTGGCAGATTTTGGTTGTTCGTCAGGTACTCCAGCGGCTGCATCAAGAGTAAGAAACCAACCCAATGCCCTGCCTTCTTCTGCATTCTGAAAATCTTTTTCTGCGTACAAAAATCCGCGCAACGGGTGCCGTAATTCTCCAGGGCATTGATACATTTTTATCATTGCACACCTTTCAAAAAGATGGGGCCTTAGCCCCATCAATCACCAATTAAGGAACCTGATTAAAAAGCAAAATCCCAGCCATTTCTGGCTGAAGCATTACAACACCAAACAACACATCCAGCGTGTAGAGTGTTTCAAAGGTGCTGTTGTCGAACTTCTTGCCCATGACCACCTCGAAGCCCTGATCGGTCGAGCCACGCAGGATCTCCACGCCAGCCCCGCTGGGAGGAAGTGCGTAGCTGCCAGGCAAAATCTCGATGGCGTCTTTGTGGAAGAAGGAGTTGATGTCGGCGGAATCAACAGAAAGCCAATTGATCGTAGCGGTTGCGCTGGTGCTGGCCACTTCAATGTTCTTGTATTGCAGTTCAGCATCAGTCGGCGATGAGTTCGCGCCGATCATGGGCGGGCTAATCGTCATGGTCGTTGGACTGTCAATCGAAACTACTCGATAGGTCTTGAGCTGGCCAGTAGATCGCTTGGTGATCAGGTGAACGGCTTCAATGCCCGGAACATTGAACGCCGCGCCCACATTCACGCCAGTTGTGGTGCTTACCGTCACTTGTTGATAGCGGTTGTCCACGTTGATCTGACCGCCAATGCTGGTGGACGTTGCGCGGGGGACAAAGCGAACCTGTGCGCCGTTGGTGGCAATGGTCACGGTAGCCGTGGTGGATGCGATGCGGTTGGAATAATCCAGCTTGTGAGTCTCAAAGCCGGACACCATGCCAACCAGTCCGCGCTCATACGCCTGATCAGACTTGCTGTTGCCCATGCTTCGGGTGGCAACGGCCAAGTTGTTTGCCATCCCGTTGTAGGACGAAGACGACAGGAAAATGTGGCGATCACTTTCAGCAATGCCGGTTTGATTCATCAGGGTGTCGCATGCGGCCACATCGTCAAATGTGCCGGGTGCATTGGTACGCGCAATTACCAGGGTGCCCTGGTTTGAAGCCACATCCATCGTGGCCAAGTTAATGTCAGTCGCCAGCCGTTGGTATGCAGCTTTTCCAAGGCGGTTCTCTTGCAATGCATCGCGCATTTCGAGCGCGTTCATTGTCCAAGGCACGGACTTTTTGAAGCCTAGGCTTGAAGGAACAGACAACTGCGTGCCGTTTTTGGGGGTTACCGGCGTTCCTACAACGCGATCTTGCGAGCGCAGCACATAGGGCATGGGACGCCAAATCGTGTCGTTGGCACGCTCCATAAGTTTGGAGTCGGTGTTGTACACGCTGACCGCTTTGCTCAGCACCAGTCGGTCGTTAAAACCGGCCAGGATGTCCTCGAACGCAACGCGTTCTTCTTTTGAAAATTGATTCGCCATAAAAAGCCTCATTGGTTGAATAAAAAATTCGGCAAAAATGCCACGTTCTCTACTCACCAATGGGCTGGCGGGGGCCGTTCAACTCGCTTTTACAGCCAGCGGGGGGCTGTTGGTGGCCGGTACTGATCTCCGGCTTTATTTTGTGCGGTTCGCAGTCTTTACTGCGTACTGACAGTTTGTGCTCACTCTCTTAGCCGCATCTATTTCAGCGCATCAGCCTGCGCATCCACCAACAATCCCATTATGCCCTTTTTTTCAGTTTGTAAGCAAGCACTTTGGTCATATCGCCTGATTTTGATGCCTCTTCACGCAACCGTTCGAGGGTTGAATCTACTGCTCCAGATACTCGTCCAGTCCCCGAAACAACGCGCTCGGGTGGTGGTGCTGCTCTACGGTTTGTAACTTTCAAATCTTTCTCCAATTTTGCGACGGCGAAGGCAAACTTCACCGGGTCTTTGATTGATGCCAGCTCTTGCGCCTTCTTCGGATTCTTGCCAAGTGCATAAACGACAAGGGCCGGGTTATCCGCACCTTGGAGCATAACGCCCTGCTGAGTGATGCTGAACAGTTCTTGAGCCGTGGCCTCGGCATCGTCAAAATCTTTTACTTTAAGATCGGCCTTCGCTTTGCTATACCCATCGAGTTTTGACTGCCATGCTTTGTTCTGATCGGCCAGCGCGGCATCTTGCTTGGCTCTGATTTCATCTGCTTGACGCTTGCGATCAAACCAATTTGTCAAAGCCTCTTCGTATTTATCAGCATCATAATCGTGATCTTCCAGCCTGGGCTTTGTTCCGAGCGCGACAGGCTGGGACTCAATCTGTGCGGTGGTTTGCAGCTTGGTTTGAAGTTCTCGGTTTTGACGCTGGAGTTCTCTGTTCGTCTTGCGTAGCTCTCTGACCCATTCGGGGGCGTGTGCTGGTTCTTCGGGAGGCGGCGATTCCTCACCAATGGAGACTACAACCTCGTCGGATTCTGCCTTGTCGTCTTGGGCTTGGGCCTGCTCACCGTCGGCTTGCGCCCCGGGCTGCTCGATGGCCTCGTCCTCGATGACTGTGGTGTCGTCGTTCGTGGTGTCGTCGTTCTGGTCTGCCTGAATGTTCATCATTTACCTTTTGAAGCTCACCCATTGAAACGGCTGGGTGGATACCGTGCGCTCAATTGTCACTCAATTGGTAGTTGGTTGACAATTGGCTGTGCTTGTTGCTGGACAAAGCCGCCGATTTGTTCCGCCAGGTTCATGGCGTGATCCTGAGAATCCATGTCTACGTTGCTGAGTGTTTCCACGGTCTTGGCCCTGCTGAGTTCGGCGTCTGCGATGGTCTTGACCGTGTTGGCACGGGCTTGTGCGGCTTTGGCTGTGGCTTCTTCGGCTGCTGCCTGCAAGTACATCGCGTTAGGGTCTTGCGGCTGGCCTTGCATTTCTGCCATAAGTTCTTGGGCCTCATCGGCTGTCGGTTTTACGACACCCATGCGGAGTAGCTTCTTGCGAAAGTGTGCGTTGATGTCGCTGAGACCCTCACCTTCCATGTTCATCATTGCTGCTGCCGTGAGCACCTGCGCTGTGTCGGGATCGGTGGTCATCTGCAACATACCGGTGAGGGCGCGGACTGTGGCCTCGCGCTTGCTGGTGCTGGATGGGCCGACCTCGGCAACGACGTCAAAGGTGGCAGAGCTAAGGTCGTTTTCCATGACGACTTGACCAGTTTTCTGGTCGATGCTGGGCTGCATGAGTTCGACCATCCCGGCTTGGCCATCTGGGGCGATGGTCTTCATCTTGCGCTTGTCTTCGATGTAGACCTCTTTGGCCATGGAAAGCCAGACCTCACCGCAGCGCTTCATGCCTTTGGAGAAGTTGCTCATGTAGATGAATGCCTGCATGTCTACGCGGGTCTGGATCATCTCGACGGCTTTACCTGACATGCCGCTGACCATCTTGTCGGCCCCGGCTGGGTTGCCCAAGATGTCTTGCATATCGGTTTCGGTGATCTGCAAGAGCGCGGCCATGGCCGGTGGGATGTTGGGGGCGCGGGTGTAAGCCACCGGGCCCGACACGGCCTGATTGCCGTTCTGGTCGGTGATCGGGTTGATGAGCAGATACGGGTAGTCCTTGAGGTTGTCCTCGGACCACATCACCTGATGGCCTGCGACCTGCTCAGGCGTGAGGATTGGCTTCTCGACCGATGACAGTGCTGAGATCTCGCCCAGCTTGGACAGCTGCATGTTTTTGAGGCGCTGGGCGTCTTTTGCCAGTCGCACATGGCCCATGCAGCGCTCGATGTTGTCCACAAACCAGCGCTTGCCGTACACGACCACGATGGGAATGCACTTGCCCGCGATGTACCCGCAATCCTCCAGCACTTTACCGCCAGACATGATGTATTTTCTTATGCGCTTGCGCTTGACTCGCTTCTGGCGCACCTCGACCGTGCCGATGGCCGCGAGGGTTTCTTCTAAGGTCTCGTCGTTGGAAAAGTCGGTTTGGGTGTAGCGCTTCTCTTCGCCTGCGATGTCCTGGAAGATGCGGATGGTCTCGGTCTTTTCCTCGACCTTGTAATACTCGGCCACATACACGACGTCAGGGGTGCACCAGTCGAACTCGTACTGGTGGATGATCTTGGGCCAGTCGGTTGGGTCGTCGCCCCAGGTGTCTTTGTAGGCCTGGCAGGTCATGCTGGTGACGACGTAGCAATACTTGGCGTCGGACTTGTCCTGGCGCTTGGCCCCGAGGTCGAAGAACACCGAGCTGTCAGCGTCGAAGATGGGTTCGATTCTGATGCGCTGGCGGTCGTCTTCGTCGTTCTCTTCGTCTTCGTAGACTGTGCGCAAACGCCATGCACCGATGCCGCCGCCGACTGCTTCCTCGAAAGCGTTGTCGTAGGCCTCATCCGCGACTGATGCCTGCTCGTCTGCACGATACAGACCGTCGCAGACCTCGGCCAGCTTGTCGTTTTCCCGTCCGTCTTTGCTGACGTAATCGACCGTTATTCGGTTGTTGCGGTACTCGTTGATGATGCGGATCACCGAGAGCATGATTTTGTTGACCTCGAACCTAGGCTTGTTCTCGTACAAGTCCCAGAGCGGCCCCTCCCACTGACCGCCCGCCAAAGAGTAAAAGCGCCGGTCTTGGAGGCATTGCAGGCGCTCGTCGCGGAGGGCTGTTTGTATGTCGTCAAACTGAGACATTGCTTCTGTATGCAGATTGGAGAGTCGTTGGTCGTTGCTCATTCGGGCCATGTTGGTTCCTCAATTTGTGCGGATTATCTCACCGCGCTTAAAAAATCACCACTTTTTCAAGTTTGGCAAAGGGACGAATGATTGCTGCTTGTTTGCCGGTAAACGCTGCACCAGGTTGATGGCGTCGAACATAGGGTCAAGCTGGTCGTCATGTGCACCAGACGGAAAAGCGGCCACCTCAGCCAGAAAGTCGGACAGCCATGGCGCATCGTTCGGCAGCAGGACGTTGCCAGACTCAATGAACGGGGCTGCGTCGTAGCCTCGGCTGATCTTGTCCTTATTGCGCTGCACGGCCACAACAGGGATGCCCTCGCGCCGAAAAGTCTGGATTAGGCCTGTGCCAGATACCTTGTCCTCCACGTACATGCCGCGCATGGCAGAGCCTAGGGCCACGGGACGCTGGTCGTTCAGGTGCTTGAGCCAGAAAGCCCTGGCCTGCACTAATAGTTCAGGGGCTTCCCATTTTCCTCGAATCTGGTCTAGCTTTACCGCCTGACCAACGGTAGAGCGTGCCCAGCACTGCAACACCGTCCAGTCGTTGTGGTCGGCAGTCTTTTGGGCCGTGTCCACGGTCAAGAAGCGAAACTCAAGCTGGGGAGTGCTCGACCAGAACTTGAACCATTCAGTGTTAATGATGCCGCCGCCTCGGGGTGCTGGCCGCTGTTGCAGCTGTCCAGCTGTGCCGTAGGTTCCTAGGGTTTTTTCCAGCTCGGAAACCTGGGCCTCACCAAATCGCTCGGGGAACATCAGCTCCCCATCGTGGGTGCGTGGATCTGTCCAGCCTATGCTGGTTGTGCAGCGAAATGCCGCCTCAAAGCGCATCGGGATGTTCAGGTGCACATACGGCAGGCCCATCTCCTTGATGACGCCGGAAATGTCTTTCTCGTTCAGGCGCTGCATGATCACCACAATGGCGGACTTTTCTGAGTTGACACGGGTCGGCAGGGTTTCGGTGAAGGCGATCTTGGCCGCTTCGAGTTTGGCCTGGCTGTTGGCGTTGTCGGCGCTTATCGGATCGTCCAGGATCACCCTGTCGCCGCGCACGCCGGTCATGCTGGTGAATGCTCGGGCCTGCCGGATGCCCTTCTTGGTGTTTCCAAATTCTCGCTTTCCGTCCAGATCGGCCAGAAGCTCGATGGGCCAGAGCTGCTGATACCACTCGGACTTGATCAGGTCGCGGCAGCGTCGGCTGTCTCGAATGGCCAGCTGCTCTTCGTGGGCCGTGCCAACAAAGCGCATTTCTGGAAGGTTTCTTGGACCCCATTCCCAGGCTGGCCAGATCACACCGGTCAGCAGAGATTTCATGGAACCGGGCGGCACGTTCATCAGAAGGCGGATGATTTCGCCTTTGGTCACGGCCTCCAAGTGCAGGCAGATGGCGTCCAGCGCCCATCCCCACTTCAAAGCTGCAGCCGGTTCAAGCACGCGCCAAGCACGCTTGGCAAACTCGGCAAGGCTGCGCCTGCACAGCTCGCGCTCGACGGCCAGCAGATCAGCTTCGGTCAGTAGCATCGTCTTTGGCCGCAATGATCTGCGCCAGCACGTCTGTGGATAACTTCGAGGCGTCAATGGTCTGCACTTGCAGCGGGTTTTCCTTGTCGCCTGCCAACTCCAGCCGATCGCCGTACTTTTTCGGGGCCAACTTGGACAGCAGCCACTTGCGGGTGTCAACTTGGAGTTTGTGCTTTTGCACCGCTGCCCAGTCTTTTTTTCCATCTGGCAGCAATCCAACGTCCGAATCACTCAGCTCCAAGACCTCTTGCGCCATCTTTTCGATCAGATCCTCCCTCGCGCGCGCATAGTCTACGGCCAAGGCGTCATCATCATTGAGCCATGTGTTGAACGTGCTTTGATGCACACCAGCTGCTTCACAGGCTTTGAGCGCACTCAGGCCGTTGCGCATTCCTTTCAGCACCAGTGCGCTGATCTGTGCGCGATCTTCACTGCCCGGCTTTGTGCGTTTGGTGGGCGCTTTTGCTTTGTGTGTTTTTGTGGTCATGCTTGATTGTCCTTCATGTTTTCAATTCGCGCTAGTTTCATGGCATCTTTTAAATCCATCCTGAGTTGCTCGTTTGCGGCCTGCTCATTTTGAAGTCTGATGTAGACCTCGGTGGCAAACTTGGCCAGCGTGTCATGTTGCCATGTTGTGAAGTTTGGGGTTTCTCTTTGTTTGGTCATTTTCTTGATCTGCCTGTGGATAACTTTTGACTAAGGGTTTTTACTAATACGTCATGGAATTGATCCGCATCGCAAGGGAACTGGGAACACACCTAAAGGTGTGTGTTCCGTTCCGTTCCCGTTTTGCGCTGTTTTGCCAAGGGAACTGCGTTCCGTTTTTTTCCGTTCCGTTCCGTTGTTACCATTGTCAGCCTGTGGATAAGTCTGTGGATAAGTCATTCAGCGCTCTGACTTTCTGATCATCATGACACTTGCTTGAGTGTCATCAATCACGATCCAGCCATGCTCGAAGGACTCGATTATTTCGGCCACCAGCATGTCAGCGATGGGTTTTCCTGTTGCGCTTGGTTTGATGTAGACCTTGGCTGAGGACTCGCTCACGTTCATTTTCTGCACCAAGTATTCCATCATGGCCGACCGGCTAAGGTATGGAAAACCATTGCGTTCTTCTGCGCCTGATGCCCACCAAGCGTTCTCGAAGGTCTTGCGATGGCTGTCAATCTTGCTGTCTTTTTTGGTCACAGTTGGTGCTTGAGCTTGGACGATCACAGCGCTGGTCACTTGCTGGTCGTCTTCATCGCGCCAGCCTGGGATGGCCACTTGTTGCAGCTCAACGTGGATGGTCTCGGCCAGTTCTGCGTCTTTGGACTTGCGCTGCACGATCTGCATGGGCACGTTGTCCTTGCCTGGCACGATGCTGATCTCGATGTCCAGAGCGCCTCGCCATGCACTTGAGCCTCGAGCGCGGTGCTGGGCTTCCTCGGCCACGCCTGTGTGGTGCACCAAGATCACCGAGCAGTTGAATTCCTGCATGAGTGCGTTGCATGAGTCCAGCATAGTCTTGGCATCTTGTGCGCTGTTTTCATCGCCTGATAGGAATCGGTGCAAGGTGTCGACCACGATCACGCTGGGTCTGTCTTTCAGCATCCTGACCTGCTCGACCACCTTGAGGTAGCCGGTGTGGGTGTTGAGATCGCAGCCATCTTTAGACAGCCACATGGCCAGCTTGCCTGCTTTGTGGTGGTGCTTCCATGCTGCCACCCTGCCGCGCAGACCGTGGTGGCCTTCGCCTGCCAGATAGACCACATTGCCTTGGCGCACCTTGTGGCCTGCCCAGTCCTCGGTTCCGCTGGCCATGCGTAGGCACCAATCGAGCACCACAAATGTCTTGCCGCCACCGCTTGGGCCGTGGACCATCACCAAGGCTTGGGATTGAATCCAGCGTTTGACAAGCCAGCTGATGGGGCTGGGCTGGGCGCAGAAGTCATCGGCTGGGATGAGCCAGTCGTCTGCCGGTGGCATCAGTAGGCCTGCCAGATCGTGGCCAGCCTGTGCATAATCGTTGGCATCACCGAGGATCGGAGGCATAACCATGCGTGCGCCATACTTGGCACTGGCTTGCTCTGCGTAGCGTTGGCCAACACCGCTTTGGTCATGGTCTGCGACGATCACGATGTCTTGAGTTGCTCCATACATTTCCCTGAGTGTGCCAGTGACCGGCACCAGATTGCTGGCGCTGTAGGCCA